TAAGGGTTTCTACTACTGTACAAGCAGCCAGTACTGTTCATCCATCCACCAGGGTTTTCCCTACTGTACAAATAACCAGGTAAGCTGCTAGATGCGAATGATTCTCATTTGTATTTGGAATGTGTAAGAGGACGATGCACCTTTTTTGGTAGTCTTATCTTTCTAGGTGTTAACCCTATCCTATCCTTCCCTTAGTGTTTACCCTACCATTGAATCCTCTGTTTGGGTTTGTTGTTTGTTTGCGACATAGTTAGTTACTAACCCTACTCTCTCAAATGGTTCATCTATCCTATATCCCAATGAATGCAAATGTTGGTAGAGGGCTAACAGGTTTTCAAAACCTTGGGAGATATTCCCTTTACCTACTGTTAACAGGATTTGACGTTTGGGGTTGTCTAGTTTTCGTCTAAATTGGATTGTGTCAATCTTGGGAGGTCTAGACATTGTTAAACCTTAAAAAAGAATTAAATTAAATTAATTCTAGCATCTAAGGGTTTATCCCTATGTTTTTTTCTTTTTTTGTTGCTACTCTATATAGACCGAACTAGCGGAACTAGTGTCTTTAAATAGGTGTGAACAGTGAAAAACAATTTTTTCCCCACATTGTCAGAAGCTTTAGAAGCAGAGAACCTTTCCCATGCTTGGGATGGAACACCTTTAGCCTATGGGCAAACCATTGGGAAAACCTATGACGATGGCTCAAGGTTTGGTTATTACATTTCCATTTATCGGGATGAACGTGGTTTGTACGAACGTCCTATCCATTACAAAAGGGGCTAACAATGAACGACAACCAAAAAGACATCCTTTGTGCCATTGGGGTTGGATTAGCCCTTTGTTTGGGCTTGCTTGCTTATTTTGACGTTTTGGTCAAATAAAAGCTTGCTGCAAGGGTTATCCCTAGTTAATCAGGTGTTCGCAAATCACTAAAATTGCATTCTCAAATCAATTTAACAGGTGTCAACATGAAACTCTCAAAGATCATTTCCCAAATTGCATTAGGTGAAACCTACAATGAAAAAGCATTGTTGAAATGCCTATCAATGAAGCTTATTTTGCGTAATGAATATTTTGATGTCATTCAACGCTATCTAGCGGGAAATACAAAACCAATGGATCATATCTTATTGCAAGATATTTCAGTATGTTTGCACAAAATTGGTTCTTAATTTTAAAGGTGTTAACAATGACAAACAAAACTCTTACCAATCAAGAAATCAAAGATTTAGCAGAAAATGCCCTCCATCAAGCTTGTGCTCATATGCAAGATGCCCTTGGGGTTAAAACAGGGGATTGGGCATCAATGTTCTTTTCAGGCGAATGTGCGGACGTAATCCATGCAATCTTTTCTGATTACATCAAAAGCGAATTAAGGGGTGAGGAATGAAGCTTGAAACAATCTCTTTATGTGGAGGGTTCAATGGTCTATATATGCCACACCCATTAGGTCGGGAGAAATTTGGCTATTTCTTGATTACCGATTCAATGGGTGAACAACCTCCAATTGTTGGTGAAAAATGTGCCATAGGTTGGTATACGGACGATGCCCAATTCTTGGGTTATCTAGACGTTGACCAATGGGAACAACTGTAATTTTTTAACTTTTAATAGGTGTCAATATGCGAAATCCTTACAAAATGATCCTCCAAAATGAGGGCTTACCTTACAAAACCCTCTTGGGTACTGCATCCACAAAAACAGTGAAAGGGGAAAAGCTTGGGTTTTTAACCGCTATCCTCTATTTAACACCCGATGAAAATCTATGCCCTTTGGCTAAATTAGCGGGTTGCATGGATGGCTGCCTGTACTCATCGGGTAGGGGTGCATTTAATTCGGTTCAGTTGGCTAGACAAGCCAAAACAGATTTTTGGTATAACAACCAAAGGGCTTTTTTACTTTCCCTTTGTGCAGATATTTGGCGTCTGCACTATACGTCTGCCCGAAATAATGACCAAAAGCTTTTGGTACGTTTAAATGGCACTAGTGACATCCCTTGGGAGAATTTCCCAATTTTGTTTGATGGTGATGTTGATGGAATCGGTAGAACGATTTTTCAGTTATTTCCCGATGTCCAATTCTATGACTATACAAAACACCCATCAAGAAATTTACAGGGGAAAACGTATGGCAATTATGATTTGACCTATTCATTCTCTAGCATTACCCCAAAACCGATTTCAATTAAGGGGTTGACCAACAAAAACAATTCAAGGGTTGCGGTAGTGTTCCAAAGAAAAGAGGACATTCCGACAAGCTTTAGGGCTTGGGAGGTTATCGATGGGGATGACACAGACGTTAGACACATTGAACCCAAAAATGTTGTTGTTGCCCTTTATGCCAAAGGTAAGGCTAAAAAGGATCATTCAGGCTTTGTTCAAATTAAAGGGGTTCACTATGCCTAAGATTATTTACTTAAGAGATAACCTCGCAGATTTATATCTAGATTGGGTTAATAATTTTCTAACCATAGAGAAATTCTCAGAATATTATGGATTAGATGAAGAGGATGCAAAACAATTGTTAGTTTTGGCTAAAAAATGCCATGAACAAAGGGTTGATTTTATTAAAGATACTCAAGGGGATTAATTATGACATTCTATGAAGCAAAATTTGATTCTGCTACTTTTTGTTTTTCTGCTTTTGGTAAAACCAAACTAGAAGCTTTTATAGCATTAAAAGCGGGTTTAGACCAACATACAAAAGATTACCAACTAGCTGCCGATTGGTGGCATGAGTTTGAAGATGATATTTATGCCATTGAGGTTGGTTTAAATGGATGTTATCGGGACAATGAACCTTTATTGGAGGCAAAATGACACAAATTGAAGCATTAACCCAAGCCCTGTTTTTGGCTATAACCGCTCCAACTGATAAAAAAGCAAATCAAGCGGTTAAATTAGCGGAACAATTAACTATTGGTTTGGCAGAACATGAAGTTGAATTGTGCAAAGAAAATGCCCTTTATTTGCAATATAAGGCTAACCGCATGGAATTGGAGGGCGCATGATTTATGCTTGCCTTGCGTTACTTTTGAGAATTCTTAGCGGTAAACGCTAAACCCTCAAGCCCTCTTAGGAGGGTTTTTTTACGTCTAGCATAGTTGGTATGCCCAAGCCATTAAAAACGTCTAAAACGGGCTTTTAGACCCTTTGGTGGGCATTCCCTCGCACAATCCTCGGATTGTTTCATTCAGTGCTTCTATTTCGTCCATTTTATTGATAGCCCAAGCCCTCTTTTGACCATGCCATCCAAGCATGGGATTTCGATGGCAATCAACGCAGAGGGCTATGCAAGTGTATTGCAAGCCCTGTTTGAAGTGATGCGCTTCGCTTGGGGGGTGTGCCTGGCAAACTGAACATGGGAGAGATTTAACCCTTGCTAAGTGTAGCCTTTCCCTTGCGCTTAGTTTGTTGTTCAAGTGGTGGCCTTTAATTCCATGCGTGCCGAATATTGGGCGGTTCTCCAACATTCGACCTTTGCTTGGGCGGCTGTCATTAGCCAACGATAGCGTTCCTCTATTTCAACGGCTGCCCTGATTCCCTCAAGTATTTCCACATATTCAGGGTGAGCATAAGCAAATGTGTCTTGCTTACCTAACACTTCAGTCCCTGCAAGGCTTTTCAGTTGTGCGTGTTTTGATCGTCTAAATTCTTCTAAGTACATACGATCAGATTTAGCCTTTGCGTACAAAGGGGCTGTTTTTATGATGAACTCTATCGCAAGTGTAGGTTCGTTCATGTTCTTTCCCTGATTGCATCCATGTGGACATAGCCAGTTGAAGCATCCAAAATTTCAATTATTTCATTGCGTTCATGCTCTGCTATCAGTTTGGCAAAGCGCACAAGCCCATCTTCATCAAACTTCAGACCGCTTACAGTGTGTTCTATTGCCAATTTAATAATGTCTTCTTTATTCATTTGTTCCTCGCTGGGCAAGTTCTGCCTTGGTTACAGTTGCCATGACAAGGTGGACAAACCTTCATGTTCCGCACATAAGTAGCAAAACTCTGTGCGGTATCGCCAAAGACTTTCATCTTCTCAAACTCTTGGGCAACCTCTTCTAAGGTTTTATTTCGCTCTTCAGTCATACATCCTCCAACTTGTAGTTCAGTTTGTGATTCTGAAACCGCATGGCTGCTTCGATGTCTAGTTCTTTGAATTGCTCGTCAGAGAATAGCCCAATGACGTTTCTGCCCTCAAACCAAACCTCTTTGATGGACTCGTTATAGGTTGTCTCGCCATCGTTTTCATACTCATAAACGACAGTAACCACTTCGCTACCTGCGCCTGTTGTTGTGTCAAATTCCCAAGTTGATTCCATGATTCACTCCTGTTAAAAATTAAATCTTACCTAATTGCTTGCGTAATACCATTGGGATAAACCCTTAGTCCAAGCATTCTTTTACGCATATATCAACACCTGGCAGACTTGAATAAACCTTAGAAACGTGTAGATTGATGATCTGCGAATCGTCATGGTAAACAACTCCGTTCATTCCATCTTCTACGCTCTTGAGAATATTACTTGCGTCAGGCTTCTTTGTTGGCTTCTCTGACCCATTAGAAATGGCTTCTAGACGCTTTTTAGTGCATGACTTAGGGATTGGCACTCGAATGTAGAGATAAAGGCTAACAGGGGTTTCCAATGGTTCGGAAGCACCCATTGCCTCGATTGCAGAATCCCTGATTAAAGTCTCATAAGTTCTTGTCTTTTCAGGGGTGTAAGTTTGGACAAAATTACCCCTTTTGACGTATCTAGCCCTTTGTTTGCCAACAGGGTTAGCGTCTACTTTGAAAGTTACCATAAATGTCATTTCAGGATTCTCCATGCGGTAGCTGCACACAAGGGGACTTGTCCATTACCAATGGCTTTAAGTCTGTCCACCCGATCCACCATCCCATCAGCCACTCTGTCCACAGGGGGTTCAATTTCCCACCATTGTGAATTCCCGATACTTGCTCTCCAAGATTCCCCTTGCCTCTGTCCCTCAAGGCATGGCGTGAATCCTGTGCTTTTGGTGTTCCCCACCTGGTCGGATTGTGTTTGACCGCAGTTACCAAGCTGACTTGATGTTTCCCCGTCTCCATCAATTCCTTGCTCATCGGACCTCTCCTTCCATCCCATGCGTTCGGTGTAGGCCAATTCTGCATATTGCCCACCTGATCTCTGAGGTTGGCAGGTTTGCTCCTGTTGGGACGGGCTTCTGTCGCCTCCCTGAATAAGGCTTGAGCTGATTTTGGTGGCAATTTGTCCATTGTTGTTGGTGTTGCCCATTTGTTCTGCTCTGATCCAAATCCTATTCCTTTGGTGGTTTGCACCAATGTCGTTTGCTCCCAACACTCCCCATTTCGCATTAAACCCCATTGAGGCCAAGTCTCCGAGAACGTCTCCAAGTCCCCTAGAAGTGAGCATTGGTGAGTTCTCCACAAAGACAAATCGGGGTCGTACTTCGTGAATGATCCTCGCCATTTCTCGCCACATTCCTGACCTTTCTCCTTCAAGTCCATCTCCTTTTCCTGCGATAGAGATGTCTTGGCATGGAAATCCTCCCGATATAACGTCAACAATTCCTCTCCACGGCTTCCCGTCAAAGGTTTGAACGTCATCCCAAATCGGGAAAGGCGGGAGAAAGCCGTCATTTTGTCGGGCGGCAAGTACGCAAGCTGCGTATGGCTCCCACTCGACCGCACAGACTGTTCTCCATCCAAGGAGATGTCCCCCAAGTATTCCTCCACCAGCACCTGCGAATAAAGCCAACTCATTCAATTTGTCCTTCTTTCATTTGACGCATATAAAACCTGACTCGATCTCTTGCTCCTGATCCATAGACCTTTTCGCAACGCTCAAGCCTGGCACGAACAAAATCATTGTCTCTCAGAGATTGCCAAGTTCGGTATATTTCCCTTGCTTCGGCTTTCTCCAAAATAACTCTGTCTCCAACATTGGATATTGTTTTTCTGCTGTACGCCATAGGTGTTTACTCTAGGTCGCCAGTAAGCTCTAAGGCTTGGTTGATTAGACGTACGGGATATGGTACGCCTTCTTTAACTCTGTCTAGCAGTCTCATGGCTTGGTAGTGGCTCATTATTTACCTCTTGTGTTTTATCAAAACATTTAATTTCTTCGGTTGTTAAAATAGTTACCGAATAAAGTTTGTGTGCTTTTACTGGTTGAATTCCAGGGATATGAGTTTGTGAATTAAAGTATTTTTTAGCTTTTGACTTTGTTTTACCAAAAGCGGAAGTTAGCAATTTTTCTTGACCTCTGTAATCAATAAATGAATACATAAATCCATCTAGTTTTATTTCGCTCATGCTTTTCTCCTTAACTCAGCCATCCTAGCCAACACTTCTAACGGAATAGGTGCGGCTTTTTTTGCATCCTCTGCAATCTTCAACAAAGCGGGGTCAGGCTCATTTGATGGCGCAACTGTGAGCCTTACTTTGTCAGCAGGGTTTGGCTTAACAATCCACTCTGCTTTTAAACCTTGGCTACCTCTGCTGCACCACTCAGCCAAAAACTTCTCCAAAGGCCAACCAAGTATCTTTGCTTCAGCAATAGCACCATTCAAAACAGTTTGGGTAATCGGTGCTTTTTTGCTTTTACGCAAGGCTACCCAATCACCCCAAATTTGTTGAGAAACATCTGGTGGGCAAGCAACGACAGTTGCGCTCTCTCTCTTTGGTTTATGGTTAGTGGTTATTGGTTCTTGGTTAATGGTTGGTTGAACATCTGTAGAACGCTCGTCTAACGCCTGTTTAACGCTCGTTGGACTCTTGCTCATCGCTCGTTTGAGTGCTGATGCTTTTCCAGCCTTAGAAGCAGTAGTTAATTGCTGTTTATAGTGTTCAATTTCTTTGTCACATCTAGTGTGATGCCAACACTTATTTTGCTCATCAAGAACAAAAAACATTCCTAACAAACCTTCAAGAACTTCTTGATTGTCTCTAGTTCCTGTCTTCATTCCAAGTTCAAATATACTGTTTGGCAATGGCTTTTCTGAGTCGTAGTAAAGCCATATAAGTTTGAGATAAATTCCAATTTCTTCGTTGGTCAAGAACGAAGTATCCTTGATGAAATCACCAATGTGATGCTGATAGTAGTGCATACAAATACCGCTTTTTAAACACCCTTAAAAAAGAAACTGCGGCAGGAGAAGGGATAACTCTTTTCGATAGGGAGATCAAGCCCCATCTAGCCGTGTTTCAAAACATTGTATCAAATATATTGATTGTTGGTAATTTCATTTGATGGTTGTCTGCCAAGCAATCTGACAGCTTGGGCGTTCATAACCGCATACTCAGCCTTAGTAAAGATTCCCTGTGCATTGCGAATGTCAAAAGGATTTAACTTGTTGTAAGGCTCATCATTGGCGGCTTTTGTGGCCTCAATCATGTGTGGCTCTAGGGTGTACTGAGAAACCCAAGAACGACCCATCTTAACTTTTCCAATTTTTAATTTCTTTTTGTAGCTCATCTTTGTGCAACAAGCTGCAATAGACAGTCTTGGGATGCCAGTTAAGTCTTCTATTTGATAGGAAGTAAGTGGGCCGTTTTGTAATGCTCGGATAACTGATTCTTGTGTCATTTGTAAAGGTTCTCCAGGTTGATTGTTCGGTTTAGATGGAGTTCTAGCGTTCTGGCAAGCAAAGCTGTTACAGCCGCATCAAAGTCCTCTGGTTCGGTTGTATAAGCATCTGCCATTGTTTGAGCGTACCCAAGCAAGGCTTCAGCGCATCTTTTTTCAAGTATTTCAGTTTTCATACTCAGAATACTACTGTTGTTTTTATGCTTGTCTATTAGGGTTTATCCTAGTATAAAAAGATAAAAAGGTGTGGCACATTATCGGTGTGGGCAACAAATAACCCACATTTTTGATAAACAAATAGGAGTGAATATGAACATACCAGCATTTCCCGCACCAGCAGGTGTATCTCACATTACAGAACAAGGCATGACCTTGCGTGACTACTTTGCGGCTAAGGCTATGCAAGCAATCATTACGAACCACAAGCTAGAAGACTGTGATGACTTTGTTGTTGCGGCTAACGCTTATCAAATGGCTGACTTCATGCTGAAAGCGAGAGGTGAGTGATGCCAATTCTTAATGGAAAAAAGGTTGTAGACCTAGAGGTAGACGGAGTAGATAGCAGAGACTTTCCAGATTTCTGTGATGCCTACTTTTCAAATGGTTGCTATGAAGATGGAACACCATTGACAGACGATGAGTTGAATAAACTTACCGATCTAGCGGGTGATGTTCTGTGGACAATGGCTTATGAAAGTTTCCATTGAAAACACTATTCCAAACCTATGTGTCAGAGTTCTCAGACATACACTACTGCCCCTATTGTTTGACAATCAAAGGGGATAAAATAGTTTGCTGCCAAGAAGCAGACTTTATCGAGTTCAAGGATTTATATCCTGAACAACAAAAAGAGATTATT